AAGAAGGTAATAAGCCGTAACTGAATCTGCTTCTTGCCCAATCCTATGGACCCTATCTTCGGCCTGCTCGTGCTGGGCCGGGACCCACCACAATTCAAGAAAAGCAGTGGCATGGGCAGCCGTAAGAGTCAACCCTTCAGTAGCACTCTTTGACCCTACAAACACCTGGCAAGTCGGATCGTTTTGGAATCTATCAACAGCAGCCTGCCTGTCTTTCAAAGAAGTTTTCCCGTAGACAACAACAGAATTCTTCTTGAATTTATCAAGAACTTGGTCGAGAATGTAAGTATGTTCCCCAAAAACAACGATCTTTTCACCGTTCTCAATGTAGTTCTCTATCCACTCCAGGGCCATGTCCATCTTTAGATCAGCAATTAACTGTTTTGCCTTCTCTATAATGGTCAGGTGTTCGGCCTCTTGACCTTCCAGTTCTTCTGTTATCTGCTGAAGAATTCTGTTGTATTTGTTCAGATCCACTTCCAGAGGAACAACTGTTCTGACTTTCTCCGGGAGGTCTTTCATTACGTCTTTTTTCAATCTCCTGATCATAATGGTCTGGGTCAAGAGCTGATGGAGTTCTTCTTTGTTTGTGGCTCCGTTTACATCCCATCCGAAAGGAGTTCTCTTTCTTCCACAAAACCTTTTGGTGTAATACCACCAGGAAGGAAGCGGGTTGGGAGAGGTCATTTGGATAATGTTATAATACTCTATCGGCCTGTTTACAATCGGTGTTCCTGAGAGGGAAATGAGGTTTTTTGCAGCTTTAGCGAGTTCTTGAGCAGCTACAGTCCTGCTGGAAACTTCCGACTTAAGGTGATGGCATTCGTCGAATATTACAGTTTTGATTCCCAATTCCAACAACTGCTTATCCAGCATTGGGAGCTTACCTTTGCCCTTACACTTTTTACATTTCTCCCCGTGGACCAGCTTTGTTCCTTCACATTCCTGGCAGGTATAAGAGTCATGGATGATGTCGTAGTTGATGATGTAGAGGTCTTTTCGGCTTCCTCCAGGAAATGTGGTGAATTTCTTCTTGTCTTTACCATCGATTAATACCGGTTCGAGATCGGTAAACTTCAGAGCCTCTCTGGCCCAGTTGAGTTTGAGGGAAGCAGGACAGACTACGATGGCTGGAAGAGAAGTTTGTTTTCTGAGCTGGAGCCACCCGAGTGCCTGGATGGTTTTACCTAGTCCCATTTCATCCCCAACGATAGCTCGACCTTTCTTTAGGTCAATGAACTGGATGCCTTTTTTCTGGTATGGGTAGAGAGTAGCACGAAGGCCTGGAACAACAAAATCCTCTTCTTTGACCACGTTGGTAGTCTCGTTCTGGATCCACTTGGTGAGTTTTCTCCCTATCCCAAATCCCATCTGCTTCAGTGAATCGGTAACAAAGAGAGATACCGGAACAGACCAGGTTTTGGTTTCTTTGTCCCATTTTCTACCGGAAAAAGTCTTAACTTTATCAACAGTAGTAGGGTTATATGGAAATTGAAGTTCGACAATTCCAGTTCTTCTGTTGAGTTCTGCAGACGGCTGTATTTGCTCGGATATGGCTTTTTCAGGAGCAGGGCCGTTGGGCATAGGCTCGATAGAAGACACCTGGCCGTGGTATTTAGGAAGGAGTTTCTTCAGAGCAAAAATCTGCTTCTCGGTCAGTCGTCCTTTGGAAAGGTATTGCTGTGCAAGAGAAGAGCAGAAGACAGAATCTGTACCGTTGAAGCCTTGACCGTTCTGGTATTTGGTGAATTTGTCAGTTCTTTCATCAGGAGTCTGAAAAGAATAGATGATGAGGAGTGCGCCGATAGCAGTATTGTCGTCTGCTATGGCTGTTCTGAATGTTTCTGGGGTTGGCGTTTCTATTCTCATGGTCAGACTCCTTTTGTCTCTATTTAAGAGGTCGGGATGTTTATTGGTTTACTTATTATAAAGCTGGTTCAGCAAAACATTAAGATTATTTCAGTATCTCCTCAATTTCATGGACAGCAGACCAGTACCTCGGCCAGCTCCAGTTTAAAGTTTCCCGGCAGTACTCTTTAATGTGCTTCCGGATATCTCTCTTGCTACAGGTCGAAGAAGACGGCCATTTGGTGCGCTTGCAGGTACTTTCCATGTCTTTGAAGAGACACTCAATAATGGCTTTTGCGTCGTCAGAAAGCGTCTTCAGCTCGTCTCTGAACTCGATTATGTCGTATGGATCCATAACTGTATTGAGTCCAAGAGTCTCTTCTAATTCCAGAAAGCAGTTCTGATGAGGATGCCTCTTGGACTCGTTTGAAATCAACATCTTGGCCTGCTGGAGATTGTGCCAAAGCCAGGTGGAAAACTTCCCTTTCTCTGGGCTGTAAGTTCTCAGTGCTTTCATAAAAGGTTCATGGCCCGCGCCATCCAGATAGGCTTCTCGGCCAAGAACCTTTACCACCAGTGGGATATAATCTTCATATTGAGGTTTTATTACTGGCTGAGACATCACGTTGATTGTCATTTAATTCCTCAATATTCGATTGTTGCAGGTCTGTTGGAAATATGGTCCTGATAATCCATTTCTCCTGCTATTCCAAAAAGAACCAGGAACAATATCGCGATAATGATCTTAATAATTGAGCTGGCCATATCTTGCTCCTTTGTTTTCCAGTTTCTGTTTGACTCCTATAATTTCCGGAGCGTAAGAAAGAAAAGAAATTACTATAACGATAATAAACCCAACTAGAAACCAAAAACCTGCTCGATTACTCATAATTTTCTCCTTCAGTGTTTTCTGGCTCTGATACTAAATTAATGGCCCTTTGATAAGCGACGGTGTAAAACAACTTTGCTAAATCCTCCTGGATTTTCTGTAGCCGATCATAATGCTCAACCAGGTCCGTAGCTGGAAGACCACGCAGGATGGCCAGTTCAAATTCGATTGCGGTAAGATTCCATTCCGGTGGGTATTTCTTCATAACCTTTCTCCATTTTATTGATGTTGAAGTTTAACCACTCGATTACCGGCTGGGATTGCTCCCAGCCTTGGTCCAGGTGTTAAGCTTGGATTAAAGTAAGTCAAAGAGATAGTCAGGTTCAAGCCCAAAATATTCTTGGCAGATGTCATGCGCGCTGTCAAAGTCACCTTCGTCAAGATAACTCATTAAGGCTTTTGATGCTTCTTCGATAAGTTCGTCTGCCGCTTTAGAAGAAATCCCATCTCGTTCCATCAAAATCTTTTTTATGGTTGTTGTGTTTAAATCCATTTTGTTCTCCAGAATGTTGAGGCTTTTTATTTAGCAGCAAAATTGTCTACTGCTGTTAAAATTTTATCAATTACTTTTTGGCTTGTGATTTCTTTTTTTGTTTGAAGGGGAAATTTCTCTTACTATCGATCTTTGTTTTCCTTCCCCATATATTACGTAATATTTTTCATTAAAAACTATTCCAATTACAGAGACTTTCTATTTTGTCCATGATAATCCTCCTGCCCGGATGCCGCCGGGCTCGGTTGGGTATTGGTTAGATATAAAAATCCACTTTATTCAAGACCATCCATATATGCTGATTTAATTTCTGAATATCCTACTGTTCGCAGTTTGGTTAATTCTGCATTTGTCATTCCCTCATTTTTTAAATCAACCAATATATTTTCAAACTCTTCATAAGCAGTTTTGACAGCCTTCGTCAGAGCAAGATTTGCTTCACGAAATTTTGTGAAGTGTTTTGTGGCAACCCCCATTTCATCTAGTACTTTATTAAGTTTACTCATGGCCAATCTCCTCATTTAGTGTTTCGCCCTGGATGGGCTCGTCAGTCTGATCAAGCAATCAAAGACACTATCTTCCTCTACCAGCAGGAAGGACTTTCGTCAGTTCCTGCTTTTGGCTTCTCGATTAACCTCCGCCTTTTCGTTACTCTCAGGCTCTTCCTGTGGTCCAATCTCTTCCTTATGACTAATAGTAACTTTTCTGGTGCTGAATGTAAAGAAATATTTTAAGTTTGTTAAGAAAAAAAAGAAAATATATTTTATAAACAAATTAATCACTTATCCACTTAGAATAAAAAGCCTTTTCCAAATCCAACTTTTTGTAACTGTCCAGATCCATTCCATTTCCTCTTTTAGAAAGAAAATTTCAGGCTATAATAATACAAATTCAAAAATTAACCAACAGCAACCCAATGAAACGAACAAAACAACCCATACCAACAAAAAAGAAAAGGAAGAGTCCAACCCTAAAGTTCTGTATCCCGGCCAACACCAAGCCTTTCGGTGAACCATTCTATAAGATGGCTATGAGGAATATAGGGAGACCCCAGTCTTTCAGTTCACCAAAAGAAATGTTGGACAGATGCATGGAATACTTCCAGTGGGTAGAAGAACACCCTCTTATGGAGGAACGAATAGCAGGGACGTCTTATGGGGAGATTCTCAAGACAGCAGTACCCAAGATGAGGGCAATGACAGTCAGAAGCATGTGTGCCTTTATAGGGATTACTCAAGAAACATGGATGGATTACAGAAAAAACAAATCAGAATTTTCTTTAGTCATCAAAAATATAGAGTCAACGATATATGAGCAAAAGTTCGCAGGGGCAGCGGCAGGCTTCTTGAATGCATCCATTATGACAAGGGACTTGGGACTGGTAGATCGGCAGGATGTGACCAGTGGGGACAAGCCCATTGAGAAGACAGTTATTGTACTTCCGGCAAAAGAGAGAATAGAAGCGTGACGGCACTTCCTCCTAGACATCCAGATATCCATCCAGACTCCAGGGTGATCGCTCCTCAAGAGGGACCTCAGACCAAGTTTCTGGAGTGCAATGCAGATGTTTGCTTTTATGGTGGTTCTGCTGGTGGTGGGAAAACATTTGGCCTTCTTCTCGACCCTCTCTACCATATAGACAATCCAAAGTTCGGTTCTGTAATCTTCCGGCGTACCACCAAACAAATAACTTCTGAAGGCGGATTGTGGGATACAGCCCTGGAGCTGTACACATCCATTGGTGGTGTTCCGAAAGAATCCCCTGTTTATCATTTTGACTTTCCGTCTGGGATGAAGATTTCGTTCTCCCATATGGAATATGACAAGAATCGTTTTGATTGGCAAGGCTCTCAGATTGCTGATATCAAGTTCGATGAAATTTGCCATTTCTCCTGGAAGCAGTTTTCTTATATGCTGTCCAGGAACAGATCCGACTCTGGGGTAGCAGGAAAGATAAGAGGAACATGCAACCCTGATCCTGATTCCTGGGTGCGTACTTTTATCGACTGGTACATTGGAGAAGATGGTTTTGTTGTTCCTGAGAGATCAGGTGTAATTCGTTGGTTCGTTGTAGAAGGTGACGAAGTCTTTTGGGGAAACTCCCGGCAGGAGTTGGTTGATCAGTTCGGTAAAGATTCACTCCCTCTTTCATTTACATTCATCCGTTCATCTATAGAAGACAATCAAATTCTCCTTAGAAAGGATCCAGGCTATCTCGCAAAACTCAATGCTCTCCCTCGTGTAGAAAGAGCGCAACTCAAGGAAGGGAATTGGAACATTCGACCTACTGCCGGGAGTTACTTCAAGCGTACTGATTTCGAAATAGTGAGTGCTGTACCAGCAGGAGCCAAGAGAGTTCGGGCTTGGGATTTGGCGGGGACTGATCGAGATCCCGAGGATAGGAAGAACAAGAAGGAAGGCGGGCCTGCCTATACGGCTGGAATTAAGATGTCGAGGGTGGCCGGTATCTACTATATCGAGGATTCAACTCGCTTCCAGAGCGATGCTAGTAAAGTAATATCGCAGATCAAAAACATAGGGAGTCAGGACGGTAAACTGGTGACCATTCGGCTTCCCCAAGACCCTGGCCAGGCAGGCAAGAGCCAGGTTAAGTCTTTTGTAAAAGAGCTGGCTGGATATACTGTTCGATACTATCCTGTTACTGGATCTAAAGAGACGAGGGCAACCCCATTGGCCAGTCAGGCCCAGGCAGGTAATGTGAAGATCGTCAGAGGGCCATGGAACGAGTCTTTTTTGTCAGAAGCAGAGAATTTTCCGGAAGGAAAATTCAAGGACCAGGTCGATGCAGCAGCAGACGCTTTTGATGAATTGGCAAACACTAAAAAAATAGGAACGTGGTAATGGCTAGGAATCCAGCATCCAAACATCTCTATCCAGTATATCAATATTTCCAGTATGGCCATTTGCCGGAGTCTCTGCAGGTGTCTGCTAAACTGGTTGCTGATCTAGCTGAGATTATGATGGATGAACTACCAGATGGCCCGAAGAAAGCGGAAGGGTTTCGGAAACTACTTGAAGCGAAGGATTGTTTCATTCGTGCGGGGCTTAAAATACAATGAGGCGTAATTCACCAATCAAGTTGACTGCCAATGAGAAGACGGATCAGATTCGTCGTGTAGCCCTGTATCGGGCGCTGCAATCTGGTATTGTTGGTTCAAGACTCACTTATGGCAATACAACTACATTCGGAGGATTGAGGGATGTATATACCGCTCTCGGATATCCTGGGCTCGACGGGATCAAATTCTCGGACTATTACCACCGCTACAGGCGGCAAGATATTGCCGGCAAGGTTATCGAAAAACCTGTTGAGGCGAGCTGGCGTCGTTTACCAATTGTACGCGGCACGGATGATAAGTCAGATGCCTATAAAGAGGCTTGGGAAGAGTTAGAAAAGCGATTGGGCATTTACAATATTCTGATCCGCGCTGATAAGGTTTCCGGCATTGGCCAGTATGGTGTTCTATTGATGGGGTTTAATGACCAGGCAGAGAACCTTGGCCAGCCGGTAGAGAGCGCCAGCGAACTCCTGTATCTCCAGCCTTTCACCGAAGCAAATGCACCCATTAAGCAATACGTCACTGACCCAAAAGATCCCCGCTTTGGTCTTCCTCTTACCTATGGGTTGAGGATAGCCAATACCCCTGGAACAGCATCCACTTTAGAAACAACTGTTCATTACAGCCGGGTAGTCCATATAGCTGACAACCTCCTCGAATCGAATGTGCTTGGCATTCCCCGCTTGGAACGAATCTTTAATCGGCTGCTCAACATGGAATTGATTGTTGGTGGTTCAGCAGAGATGTTCTGGCAGGGCGCCTTTCCCGGCATGGCATTTACAGCAGCAGAAGACACAACCATCCAGCCTCAAGATGCTGCTGCCCTGGAAGAAGAAATCCAGAAGTACGTCCACAACCTGGAACGCTATATGAAACTTCAGGGCTTGGATGTAAAGAGTTTGGCCCCTGCTGTCGCTGATCCTACGCAACATGGTGAACTGCAACTGAAGATGATCTCCATCGCAACTGGTATCCCGAAAAGAATCCTTGAGGGTTCAGAGCGTGGGGAATTGTCCAGCAGCCAGGATACAGAGGCTTGGGATGATCAGTGCGATGGTAGGAGGAAGACCTTTGTTGAACCTTGTATATTGCGGCCGGTGATTGATAAGCTGAATGCTTTTGGTATTTTGAAAGTTCCGGCCGGTGGATATGATATCGAGTGGCCTGATCTATCCGCCCCCAGTGATAAGGACAAGGCAGAAACTGGTCGGATTCGTTCTGAAGGGTTATCCAAGTATTTGTCTTCTCCGGATGCTCAATTATCCATGCCTCTGGAACAATATCTGCTGGAGATTATGGAGCTGGCAGAAGATAAAGTCGAGCGAATAATGACAGCGTTGAAAACTTACATTCCTCCTATGGCTGCCGATGATGGCCAAGGGGATGACGATCTTGAAGACCAAACAACAGAGGAATAACAATGCCGAATCCATTTAGTACACCAGATGAAACAATTATCCTTCGTAGAATCCCGGTATTTGCCCCATCGAGAATTGCTGCAATAACCGCTACTGTGGAATGGGTTCCTGGGGCGAAAGACGTGGCTTTTTGTGCCAGTTCAGACACCACATTCAAAATTGGCACTGGAGCATTATATTTTACGTTAGCAGCTGGCCAGGTGATTGGGATTAAGCCCGGAAATAAATTTACCTTCACAACCAGTTTTAACATTGCGGTAATGTAATGGATTTGTCACTCTGTTTAATTGGTGGTCGTCGAGGATTGAGGCCTAATCCTACCAATTTGCTTGCCTGGTATGACAAAGGCGTTATTGAGAATTCTCGTCTTATAGCCCGCTACCCCAACGCCAATCACACAACCCAGCAAGTAAAGAGTTCAGGCTTCCTCGGCGCGGGCAGCTCACCCTGCCCCGGCCTGTTGACCACCGACACCATCACCGCCAGCGGAGACGCTCCGACATGCAGCGTGAATGGCACCTTGAGCTTTCCTGGACCGGATTGTTGGGATATTGACGTGTTCCGGGATGGCGTGAGGTGGGCGAGTTGGAAGGGAATCAATGCGGGGAAAGACGCGGAGTTAGACGCGAGCGGTAATGATCATCACCTGATCGGGATTGTGGGGACGACGATTACTGAGCGGCTGGATGGGACGGGGACGATGTGGGCGAATGA